CTGTCCGTCTTTGTGTGCCCGAAAACCCCGGGCCCGCCCAGTCCGGCCAGGTGAACTCGAGGTGTCGCTCCGACTGGTGCCGGTTTCGCTGGAAGAGGCCAACGGTTTCGTGGCGATGTGGCATCGGCACCATTCCCCGGTCGTCGGTCACAAGTTTTCGATTGGAGTAGCCGACGACCGGGACGTGCTAGTAGGCGTTGCCATCGTCGGGCGGCCCGTTGCCCGCCATTTCGATGACGGGTCGACCCTCGAGGTGAACCGAACCTGCACGAACGGATACGCCAACGCCAATTCGATGCTCTATGCAGCTGCCGCCCGGGTCACGTTCGGTCTGGGTTACCGGCGGCTCATCACCTACACCCAACTAGACGAATCGGGCGCTTCATTGCGTGGTGCCGGCTGGAAGGTGATCGCGGAACGGCCCGCCCGCGAGGGATGGTCGACACCTTCACGCCCGCGGGATGATCGGGGGGTGGACCGGATGCCCCGGATATTATGGGAGGTGACGCTGTGACCGCGGTCCTCGAGCGGGACTTGGCCGGTCTGGTGGGCAGGTCGACGCCGCGGGTGGCGACCCGGCGCCCTCGAGGCCGGTCGAAGGGTGGGGAGGCGGTCCGGTTCTGCCGGGAGACGCTCGGTCTCGACTTGTTGGACTGGCAGGAGTGGGTTTTGCGGCAGGGTCTGGTCTCGTCGGGTGGTCGATGGTCGAGCCGGACGGTCGGTGTCCTCGTGGGCCGGCAGAACGGGAAGACGATCGGGATCGGTGTGGCCCGGGCACTGTCGGGGATGATCCTGTTCGGGGAGAAACGGATCCTGGCCGCCGCTCAAAACCGGGATGTCGCATTGGAAGCGTGGAACGCCGCTCTCGAAGTGGCCCTGGACGCCGGCCTGCCGGTGGGGAAGGTGATGAGGACGACCGGCTCGGAAGCCTTCTGGATTGGAGACGCCAGATACAAGGTGGTCTCCTCCACCGCCCGTAGTGCTCGAGGGTTGACGGCGGATCTGGTGATCTGTGATGAGCTGCGGGAATACCGGACCTGGGAGGGCTGGTCGGCTCTGGAGAAAACCCGGCGGGCCCGCCGATCATCCCAGCTGTGGACCATGTCTTCGGAGGGTGATGACGGGTCGGTGGTCCTGGCTCGAATGGCAGCGGAAGGCCGGACGAATGCCGCCACTGGCGCGGCGACGGATGCCGCCTGGTTTGAATGGTCGGCGCCGCCGGAAGTGGACCGTCATGATCCTCGAGGGTGGGCGGCGGCCAACCCGGCGCTCGGTCATCTCATCACTGTGGAGACGATCGCATCCGAAGCCATCCACGATGAGCCCAGTGTGTTCGAAACGGAAGTGTTGTGCCGGCGGGTGGAAACGTTGAACCCGTGGATGGCCCGCGCCCTATGGGACGGTTGCGCCGATCCGAGAGCGGCAGTACCCGACGGCGCCCGCGTCGTCTTCTCGCTCGACGCCGGCCCCGAACTCCGTCATGCGACCATCGGGGTGGGTTGGGAACGGCCCGACGGTCGTATCCATGTGGAAGCGGTCGAAGGGTTCACCGATACCGACGGGCCGGTCCTCGCCCGCGCCGGGCTCCGGCTGGCTGAACTGTGTGGACGGTGGCCGACCATTGGAGTCGTGGTCACCGCGCGGACTACCGCGGAAGCTGCCGCCGTCCGCACTCTTGAGATTCCGGTGACCGCTATTTCTCGCACCGAACTAGGGCGCGCCCAGTCCAGCCTCCTCGAGGGGGTGGCGGCCCGGTCGGTGGTCCATCCCGGAGATGCGGTCACCGGAGCACACATCACCGCGGTCACCGCCGGCGGCACTTTCGGACGGCGGTCGGAAATGGCCGATGTGGACGCTGCCGTTGCTGTCGCCCTGGCTCATCATGGAGTGCGGACGATCACCGAAGAGCCGGCCCAGGATTGGGTCGCCTTCTAAATCTTGAGCGGGGTTCAAAATGCGCTCAAATTTGTTAGGCTTCGATGCCGTGGCGCTCCGACTTTTCAAGCGGCAGTCGAGTCTCACCCCGGGTACTCCGGTCGGCTCGCCCGGCTGGGGCACGATCCACACCGCGACCGACGGTCGGGACATTCTCTTCAACAGCCCGGACGGGTGGGAGCAGGATCAACCCTGGCTCTGGTGGACCGGTGACGGTGAACCCGTATTCGGGAATCCGCCACCCGGCGCCGACGGTTCCGGTCTGCTCGGCAGTCTCCCGTCGGTGGCCCGTTGCACTTCGTTGATCTGTGACACGATCGCCGGTATGCCCTGGCAGATTTTCCGGGGTGATTATGAGCAGCTGGTAACCCCCGACTGGATCCTCGATCCGCAGGCTCTCCGTCCGGACGGGCGGATTGTCGACCCGTCCACCCTGCTCGAGGTGCGGTTATCGGGTGTCGAGTTTTGGACGAACTGGATCACTGCGGCGCTCTGGTTCGGCGACGGATATTTGTATGTGCCGGTGCGGGATGAGACGGGCGCGCCGAAACCGCCGCTGTGGCAGCTCCACCCTTATGACGTGCAAATCCGGGATGGCACCTACTGGATCAAAGACATTCCGCTTCCGGTCGGCACGGTGGTCCATCTGCGGGGGCGGGCCCCATATTGGAACGGCCACGGGCGCGGAGTCATATCGGAACATGGTCTCGACCTGGGATTGGCGGCAACCTTGCGCACCTATTCGACCGGGGTGTTCAACACTGGTGTTCCCGCCGGCTATTTGAAGTCGACCCAACCGAACATGACCGCCGAACAGGCAGCCGCGTTGAAGGCGACCTGGCTGGCCCAACATGGCGGGGCTCGCAAGTCGATCGCCGTGTTGAACGCCACCACTGACTTCACTCCGATCAGCATTTCACCGGTGGACGCCCAGTTGAACGCGGCGCGGGAATGGTCACTCCGGGATGTGGCCCTGGCCTTCGGGATCCAGCCGTACATGCTGGGCGTGCCCGGCGACAGCTCCACATATGCGAACGTGGAGAGCCGGATGATCGAATTCAAAACGTTCACGCTCAACCCGTGGCAGCGGCGTATTGAGTCCGCCCTCGACGCTCAGCTGCCACGGGGAACCTCGTTGAAGATCCGCACCGACGGGTTGCTGCGCGCGGACACCTCGACGAGGTATGCCGCCTATCAGACCGCACTGACCGCCGGGTTCATGACCGTCGACGAAGTCCGAGCTTTGGAGAATCGAGCACCGTTAGAACCTGAACCGGGAGTGTTGTGATGAATCAACTGTCGATGGAGATCCGGTCGGTCGATGTGGAAGACCGGCTGCTGGTCGGGGTGGTCGCCCCATACGATGAGGTGTCCTATCTGGTCCCGGATCCGGGTGGGGAGCGGATCGTCCGTGGTGCGTTCAACCGGTCGATCAACGCCCGCTCGGATCGGATTCCGCTCCATGACAATCATGGGACCGACCGTCGGCTCGGCATGAGCCGCTCATTCGATGATGGGGATGATGGGCTGGTCGGCACCTTCGGAGTGTTCGACGGGGCGCGGGGTGACGCTTTCCTCGAGGAGGTTCGGCATGGTTACTTCGGGGGGATGTCGGTCGGGTTCCAACCGGTCCAAGCCACCCGCGGGCCTGATGGGGTCCGGGAGATCCGTGAGGCGAAACTGATCGAAGTCTCCGTGGTCGGCATGCCCGCCTATGAGAGCGCCGGGATCGTCGCCGTCCGCGGGGCGAGTCTGGAGGACATGCTGGTCCCGTTCCGGAATCCGCCGGCGGTCAACCTGGATCCGATCCCCCAACTATGGAGGTAGGGCAATGCCATCACTGATCGAAGACTTGGAGAAGGCCGGATGGACCCGGGTGGCCCGCTTCTCACCGTATTGGAAGGCTCCCGACGATAACGGGCCAGTGGGACGGAAATGGTCGGAACGTGACGCCCACTATGAGATGACAAAACGGAAAGCGGCCCGCGCGGCGGAACGGAAAGCGAAAGCCGAAGCTAAGAAGGCCGCCGCCGAAACGAACGGGTAAGGTTTAGGACACAAAGCGGCCCGCGGTAACCCGACCGCCGCCCGTCACCACCCGGAGACGATCCGGCCCGGTGGCACCGGTAGTCACTTGCAGCACCCGCGTCAGAAGATTCTGAACGCGAAAGGAGTGCCAGGTGATTACCTATCTGCAACGTCTCACCTCTGAACGTGACTCGTTGACCCAGGCCGCCACCCAGCTCGCCGAAAAGGCAGCAACCGAAGATCGGGATTTGACCGACACCGAACAGACCTCTCTGAAAGAGTGGGAGGAACGGTGCGCGGAGATCGACAAGCAGCTGGTCGAATACAACAGCCAGGCCGAAAGCCAGCGGGCCTACGCTCGTCTCCGTGAGCAGTTGTCGAAACCTCAGGAGCCGTCCCGGCCCGCTCCAGTACCCGCTGGCCCTCGAGGCTGGGGTGACCTGTTCATCAACTCCGAAGAGTTCCGGTCCTATCCCGGATCGGGTACGAGTCGACGGGTCGAAATTCCGTGGCAGACGAGAGCCGAAATCACGACCGGTGACCTTCCGCTCGGCGGCCAGACCTACGTCTTCCAGCCGGTGCAACGGGTCGAATCGACACCGCTGCTCGACGCGATCGGGGACGTGGTCGTCGGTGGCAACTCGGTGGAATGGGTCAAGTGGACCCCAGCGGCCGCGCCGTCAGCTCCGGTCGTTCCCGAGGGAACAGCCAAGCCGGAAATGGCATTGGATGGGACACCACAGTCGGACACGTTGGACACTTACGCCCATTGGAAGGGCATCACCCGTCAGGCGCTGGAGGATGTCCCACAGATCCGTTCGATCGTGGAAGGCCGCCTCCGGTCGGGTCTGACCCAAGCCCTCAACGGGGCGGCAGTGACCGCGCTCAACGGTGGCACCTACACCGGAGTCTCCGATGCGGACCTGCTCACCGGGATCCGGTTGGGACTCGCCACCGCACAGGAGCAGGGATACGGCAATGCGAACGTGGCGGTGGTCAACCCGGCGGATCTGGCCCAAATCGACATTTCGGTGATGGGCTCAACCTCGGGTGGACCCACCCTGAACAGTCAGGCGTGGGGTCTCACGTTCATTCCGGTGAGTGGTGTCACCGCCGGCACCGCCTTCGTTGGTGATGTCGCCGCGGGGATGCAACTGTTCCGCAGATCGTCGGCGGCGGTCTACATGAGCGACAGTCACGCCGACTTTTTCATCAAGAACATCATCCTGATCCTCGCCGAAATCCGGGCGCTCGCCGTCGTCTCCGAACCCGGAGCGATCGTCGAAGTGACCGTCACCCCATAAGGAGGGCCATGACAACCGAACAAGACCCGGACATCACTCCCGAACCGGAACCTGAAGAGCCAGAACCGGTCGACGAACCGGACGGCGACGACGACAACGGCGACGACGAGGAGAACACGGAAGGGTGAGTGGACCGGCCACCGTCGACACCCTCAAGGTGTATTTGGGGCTCACGCCGGCCTCGACGGTGGACGAGGAGGCGATGGGCGCCGCCTGTGACGCTGCGAACGATCTGGTTGTCTCGTACCGGCCGGATCTGACGACCGATGAGGCCGGGCTGGTCCTTGACGTGTGGCCGGCCCGGGCGTCACAGGCGGCGATTGTCGAGGCCGCCCGCCTGTACGGAGGTAGAGGATCCGTCCAGGGGGTGGCCGCCTTCACCGATGTCGGCGTGTCGTTCATCGCCCGGCTCGATCCTCGAGTCCGGGAACTGTTGGAGCTGGGTGAATATCAACCGTCGGTGGTGGCATGAGCGCTTACGAGCGGGGACTGGAACTGGTCGGCAAGTTAGAGGCGGCCGGTCTTCGAGCCACCGTCGACCCTCGCGGGGCGACACCGCCTTGCATTCTCGTAACCCCTCCCGGCCGCCTCTACGACCTGTCCTGCGGGTATACCGCCTCATGGCAGCTGATCGTCCTGGCGCCGGCCACCGCCAACGCCGACGCTTTCAAACTGTTGGATGATCTGATGGATCAGATCATCGGAGTGGTCGAAGTCCGCAACGCCGACTTCATCTCCTATGCCCTGTCCGCTGACAACCCACCACATCCGGCCTACCGGATCACATTCGAGGAAGGAATCTCATGGCCGTAATCGAAGCGAAAGTCCGCGGCGGGACACTCATGCTGGGAGCGACCGCCACCCCCGACTTCTCCTTTTCCTGTCAGGTGACCAACGTTCGGATCAACTCGTCGTACACCGACGACGGCGACCCGTTGGAAACCCTCTGCGGAGACATGGTGCCCGCCGGCCGGAAACTCGACGCCCGGGCCCTGGCCGGCACTTTCGTCCAGGATTGGCTCGACGAGGCGCTCAGCATCACCGAATACCTGTGGGAGCATGACCTGGAAACCCTCCACTTCGAATATGAGCCGAACACCGCGGACGGTGGTCCGACTCTCACCGGCCAATGTCGGGTGGAAGTGCCCGGCGAATCATTCGGCGGGAATGTGAACGAGCGGATCACCTCCGACTTCGAATTCGCCATTGTCGGAGAGGTGACCCGGGTCTGGCCGGTTGCTCTCGCCGCCAGCACTGGCCAATCCCGCGACGAGCTGGAAGCGTTGACGGTGGCCGAACTACAGCAGGTGGCCGCCGATGCTGGACTGTCGACGGGCGGGACGAAAGCCGAACTGGTCGACCGGATCCTCGCCGGGTGACATGGCCGCCGCCCCTTCTGCCAGTGTCACCGTAAAAGGTCTCGACCGGCTGCTTTCCACTTTGAGGCAGGCGGAAGCCGACATTTCGGACATGGTGACCGCGGTGGACAAGACCGGGGCTCTGGTCGCTGCTGAAGCCCGCCGGCGGGCCCCGGTCCGGTCGGGACGGCTGGCCGGTTCCATCTTCGATTCGAAAGAGAGGAACCTTTCAGCGGTCGGTTCCGATGTGATCTACGCCCCGCCCATCCACTGGGGATGGAAGGCGCGGGGGATCAGCCCGAACCGGTTCCTATATGACGCCGCTCAGGACACCGAAACGATCTGGCTCCGGTTCTGGGAGACCGACATCGGCAGAGCTCTCGCCGGGGTGAAAGGAGCCTGAGACATGGCCTGGCAACGTCTGACCGTCCAAATGAAGGGTGAAGAGCCGGTTACGGTCGCCACTTCGGCTCGGGATTGGGCTTCCATCCCATTCGACGAATTGCAGACTGCCGGCGCCCTGTTCCGGGTCACTCATAACGCTCTGATCCGCAACCAGATCAATGTGCCGCTCAACTACGACGCCTTCCTTGAAGTGCTCGAGGCGATGCCCGAAACGGTAGACGAGGGGGAGCCGTTGGACCCTACCCGGACGGAACCCTCGGACGACTGGCAACCGCGGTGACCATCTTCTGGGGTGGCACCGTCTCTGATTGGCTGGACAATCCTCGGGCGTTGCTCACCGCCGCCGAACTGATCGACGAATACAACGCGAAAGTGAAACGCCGCTAGATGGCTGCTCCCGCCCGTCTTCAGATCATCGTCGATGCTGACACGAAAGGTGTCGCTTCCGCCTTCTCCGAAGTGCAAAGTCAGAGCGGCAAGATCGCCGGTTTCGCCAATACCGCTTCCAATGTCATGTTCGGCGCGGTGGCCGCTATCGGCGCGGTAGGAGCCACCACCATCAAATCAGCTGAGGAGGCGGCAGCGGCGACTGCCGGCCTGGAAACAGTGTTCGCTTCGATGGGCGACACCACCGGGGAAGCGGCCGAATCGGCGATCGCCTACGCCGAAGCCATGTCGAAAAAGATCGGGGTCGACGACGACGCCATCATCGCCGCCCAAACCCAGCTCGCCACCTTCTCCGCGGTGTCAGATGAGACAGCCCGGGCCGCCGGCATATTCGACCGGACCACCACCGCCGCCGCCGACCTGGCCGCCGCCGGGTTCGGATCGATGGACTCCAACGCCGTCCAACTAGGGAAAGCCCTCCAGGATCCGATCAACGGTCTGTCCGCTCTCGCCCGGTCCGGGGTCACCTTCACCGAATCCCAGAAGGCGCAGATCGCAGCCATGGTCGAAGCCGGCGAAGTGACCGAAGCCCAAACCCTGGTCCTGGCCGCCATCGAAAAACAGGTGGGTGGCACTGCCGAAGCGACCGCTACCGGCTCGGAGAAAATGCAGGTGGCGTTCGGGGAAGTCCAGGAGCAGATCGGGACCGCCCTACTCCCCGCGTTCACGTCGATCGCCGAAGTCATCTTGAACAAGGTGATCCCGGCCATCCAACCCATGCTCGACTTTTTCATGCGCCATTCGGACATCATCCTCCCCCTCGCCGGGATCCTCCTCGGGGTGGCCGTCGCCCTGAAAGTGGTCGCGGTCGCGCAGGGAATCTGGAATGCGGTCCTCCTCGCTAGCCCGCTCACCTGGATCGTGGTCGGCATCGTCGCTCTCATCGCCGCCATCGTCCTGCTCATCGCCAACTGGGACAAGATCGTGGCTGCGACGAAACGGGCCTGGGCGGCGATCACCGAAGCGATCGGTGACGCCTGGGAGACGATAAAAGGCTGGTTCACCGATCTGCCCGAAAAGATCCTGGGCGTGTTCACCAACGCCCACCGGTGGCTGTACAACATCGGGAAGGAGATCATCGGCGGACTGTGGGACGGCCTCAAAGACATGTGGGGCAACGTCACCTCATGGGTGTCCGGATTGGGGAAGAAGATCGCCGATCTGAAAGGCCCACCCGCCAAAGATGCACAACTGCTGGTCGGAGCGGGCCGGCTGATCATGGGTGGTCTCCAAACCGGATTGCAGTCGGGCTGGTCGGGTGTGGCCGGATATCTCGGCTCGAGGAACGTGGCGATTGCCGGAGCGATGAGCGGCGGGGTCGGCTTCGGCGCTTCCACGGTGAACATCAACGTGACCACGACCGGGCTTGGCGCGGACGCCCCCGAACTGCAACGGGCGGTGGTGAATGCGCTCCGCGGTTACACCTCGAGGAACGGCCCGCTCGACATTCCAGTCAGGGACTTCTGATGCCACCGTGGACACCGGACATGGCATGGCCGTCGAGCACCGTGGGCGGGGTGGTCTCACCCGATTGGGGTGGATACACCAAACTGTTCGTCCGGGCTGCCATCGGTAGCGGTAACAGTTTCCATATGGGCGACCATGACTTCGACCGGCTCGACGCCGGGAATGTGATGGGTGGTGGGGAACCGGGACCGGGCGGCACCCTATGGGTCGATCTGGCCTGTGATGTGCTCACCCTGGAGATCGCCGCCGGCGCTTCCACCTCCCAGGGCATCTTCTCCAAACCGGATGCGGCCACGTTGACCGCGGTCATCGCCGACCCTGACGGGATCTACGACCCGTTACATCCGGGGCCGGGGTTCATGTTCGGCGGATTCTCCCGCTTGACTCCGGGAACTCCGATCGAAGTGTTCGCCGAAGTGGTCGACGCCACCGACGGCTCGGTGTCCACGCATTACCTGTTCACCGGGACCGCCGACTCGTGGGCTCAAGACTGGACTCCCCATGCCTGGGACCGGCAGACCACTCTTGTTGCCACCGACTACACCAAGAATTTCGTGCGGATGGACCGGCCCGAAGTGGCTCCGGTTGGTGCCGGGGATACGACCGAAGATCGGATCGACCGGATCGTCACCTACTTCGGATGGGACGGCACCGTCATCTCACCCGGCACCGGGATAGCCACCTTGCAGGCGACCACTCTCGCCCAGTCGGCATGGGAGCTGGTCAACCGGACTTTGGACGACGAGCTGGGTTATGTCCACTTCACCCCGGAGGGTGCCCTCCGCTGGTTGGACCGGACGGTATGGACGACCGTTCCCGACCCGGCGGTCCATCTCGGCTGTGACCTCGACCCGGGCCACGACATTCTCATTGACGCTTCCCCATCCGCGCTGGACCGGCAGATGCGGAACGCGGTGTTTGCGGCGCGGACCGGCGGGACCACCCAGACCGCGGTGGCTCAAAGCTCAATCGACCGGTATGGACAATACGACTACACCCGCACCGACCTCGGGCTCAACGATGACACTCAGGCGGGCGCGTGGGCCACGTTCGTGCTCCAGCTCTACGCCTACCCCCAAGTCACTCTCGACGACGTGACGATGCGGCCCGATATTGCCGAAGAGCCCTGGACCGCTTGGGATGAGATCCTCGGCCTCGATCCGGTTTCGGACATTGTCCACATCCACTGGGAAGCCCCCGACCTCGAGGATCACGTGGTGGATGCTGAGAGCCGGATGGTCGGCTACAAGCACACGATCTCGAGGGTCGCCTGGTCGGTCCGCTGGCAGTTGGTCGCCGCTAATCCGATCGCTACCGCCGGCGCCATCTTCACTATGGGACCGGATCCGCAGGACCGGTTGGACAGGAACTTTGTCATGGGACTGGCCGCCTAAAGGAGATCAGATATGCCGCAGAAAACTTGGGTGGTCGGCGAAGAAGTCCTCGCCGCCGACTTCAACACATACGTGCAAAACCAGGTGGTCCCCGCCTTCCCGAATGTGGCGACCCGGGATTCGCAGTGGACAGCACCACCGAACGGGGCGCTCAGTGTCACCACCGACACCTACACCACCTGGCTACGCCAGGCCGGAGCCTGGGTGGCGTTCCGTCCCGGCAGTGTCCTCGGATATGCTCAAGTGACCACCGCGCAGACCGGGATCGGCGCCGGTGGCGCTGACCTGACCGGCCTATCGGTAGCGGTCACTGTCGGCTCGTCCCGGCGGATACGGATCACCGCCCAATGTGTTGTCGCACAACAGACCGCCAACGGTCATATGCAAGGATATGTCCGGGAAGGGACCACCAATCTGGGACGGTTCGGGACTGTGTTCATGGCCACGGTCGGCGGGACCGGCTTCTTCCACGGTCATGCGGTCCTCACTCCGACCGCCGGAGCTCACACTTACAAGCTGTTCGGGATCACCAATACCGGCAGCTATGACATGGTCGCCGACGGCACCAATCCGGCTTCAATCCTCGTCGAAGACATCGGACCGGTGTGACATGTCTGAACTGTCCGGCTGGGAGATTTTCGCCGTGTTCGGCCTGGCCGGTTTCGGCATCGGATTAGGCCTCGTCTTGGGAGCGTTCGTCGCTCGGACCCTCCGCCGGTATATGACCGACGAGGACATGAAACCCGACGATCAGCGCCGGCGGAACGGGCGGAACCATGACGAGCGCTGATCCGTGGGCCACCGCGGACAAGGGTGACGCTCCGATCACTCTGGCTGAAATCCTCGAGTCGATCGAAACCCACCCGGTCTTCGTCCGGTTTCTCCGCCGGCGGGGGCGGATCCGCTGGCATCCCAGCCTCACACCCCCCGACCCGGATCTGGCATACCTGCCCGACCCGTCCGGCGCCGGCAGCCTGGTCGACCCGTGAGACTGTCCTGGCTGGTCGAAGCCGCCGCCGAAACCGGATATCCGGTCGTCATCGTCGACGGCTGGGAAAACCGGGGGAACAGCTCCTCCTATGAGCCCACCACAGTGGTGGCTCATCACACTGCCGGCCCGTCCGGTAACGGTGACATGCCCAGCCTGGGGATAATTGTGAATGGCCGGTCGGACCTTCCCGGCCCACTCGCCAATTACGGATTGGGAAGGTCCGGCACCATCTATGTGGTCGCTTCGGGGAAGGCGAACAATGCGGGCGACGGCTCCTGGTCGGGCTGCAATTCGAACTACTGCACGGTCGGGATCGAAGCCGAAAACGACGGATACCAGCCCTGGCCCGAGGCTCAGCTCGACTCATATGCCCGTCTCTCCGCCGCCATCCTCGAACGGTTGGGCCGTGGAGTGGACCGGCTCTGCGGTCATAAAGAGTGGGCACCCGGCCGGAAAGTAGACCCCCACGATCTGAACATGGACCGGGCCCGCACCGCGGTCGCCCGACTACTCGAAGGAGATGAGATGCCCTGGAGCAAACCGGGCGACCCGGTCGACAACCTGACAGACGCCCGAGCGGTCAACGCCTACCAGGGGTGGACGTTCTGGCGGGAAGCCGACTTCGACTACGACGAGAACGATCCGAAAGCCCTCGACGAACGGTTCAAAGTGATCACCAGCCGGATGGTCGACTGGATGATGAGACACAGTTGAGGCGACCACGGAAACTCTCGGCCCGCTCGCGATTGGCGTCACTATCGGGATCGGCACCGTCGCCGTCATCTACTTTCTAGGCGGGACCATCCTCAACACGATCCGCCGGATCCGGAACCGCCGCCACTAGGTCGCTAGACCTAACAAACCTACTTGACATACTGCGCATAGTGCGCAATACTGACGGCATGAGCAACAACACACTTGTGCAGGAAGTAGACGCCCCGACCCGGAAACGGTGGTACAAGCGGTGGTGGGGAATCAGCCTCATCGTCGTCGCCCTGATCGGCGTGGGCTCCAACCTCGGTGGCGGCAGCGACACCGAGACGGTCCAGGACACCTATGAGCAGATCGGGGACGGTCTCAACGACGGAACGGAGACTCCGGCGCCGGCGACTGAGGCTCCCAGCGGGCTGACCGTCTCCGAAGAGAACGCGATCCGGTCCGCCGAATCCTATCTGGAGACGATGGCCTTCTCCCATTCCGGGCTGGTCAACCAGCTCGAATATGAGGGGTTCACCACCGAAGAGGCGACCCTGGCCGCCGACACGGTCACCGTCGACTGGAACGAGCAGGCCGCCAAGTCAGCCGAGTCCTACCTCGAGACGATGCCCTTCTCCCGGACAGAGCTGATCAACCAGCTGGAGTACGAAGGCTTCACCACCGCGCAGGCCACCTACGGGGTCGACCAGACCGGCCTCTAGAAAGGAGAGACCGTATGGCGATACTCCACTATGAGATCCCCGATGCGTTGCATAAGGCGTTGAAAATCGACGCCGCCCGCCAGGGAGTCACCCTCAAGGATCTGATCATCGCCTACCTGTCCGAACAGGTCGACACCGACCTCGAGGACTGAAACCGAGAACCCCGCCGGTCCGGCGGGGTTCTCTGCATTCCGGTGCCAGACGAGACGAAAACGGGCGTCAGAGGCCATCCTCGTCGGAGACGGTGGGTTCTGGCCGCCACCGACGAGACTCCAACCATTCCTCGAGCTGGTCCCGGCGGTAGAGCCACTGCCGGCCGTCGGGTCCGAGATGGGCGAGATGTCCGGGCTCTTCGCCGGCCTGTCGACGCCGGGCCAGGGTGCGTCGGGTGACCCGCAGCCAGGCGGCTACTTCGGTCTCGGTGAGCCACTGAGGCAGGTTTGAGGCTCCCGATT